GGTGTGACATGATTCGAATTTCCTAAACCAGCCATTTAAAATATCTCCTATAGATAAAAGTAAAAGTTTATTTAACCCTTCCCTCTCTATAAGCCCTATCGAATTCCTCGACATTAGCCTTATAGCGTTCTGGGTCTTTAATCATTAAATTAACAATGTCAGAACGTCTATAGATTTTACGAGTGGTTGGTTCACCAGAACCTTTACCAGACCCAGTTGAAGCTGCCTTGATTTGTTGCTTACGATCTTGTTTAGAAACTTCCCTTACACCTGACAACTGCTTCCATGTAGAAAGTAGTTCATCTGCTGCTGAGAAATCATAAGCATCTGCACGTTTTAAAAGCTCTACACGAACTTGTGACGCTTTTACCCATTCTGCAAATTCACCGTCTTGGACGATTTCAACGTAGTCTGGGTGCTTTTCGTTTAGCTTACTGAGGATGGTTTGTTGTTGCTGACTAGCTAACAACTCCCTCATCTGCTTAACTTCGTCACTGCTCGATATTGCCTTAGTGATAGCCTCTTTTGGATTCTCGAAAAAATCTAAGTCGTTTACTGACTCGTCTTGTGGTGATGGGCTAACTTCTTGCTTAGTTTCTTCAACCTTTGTCTTGATAAAGTCATCTACAATTTTACGAAGTTCACCTACCTCAGAACTTTGACGACCAACTAGCTTTTCAGCTTCTTGGTGCATCTGAACAATCTCCTCTATGGACTTACCTTGGTACTTATCAGGTACAGTGGATTCTTGCTCTTGTGTTTGTTTAGCCGTTGCCTGAGGATTCTCAGCAGCTTTGTTTTCTGATTTAGATTGCTCATCAAAATTGACAAGCTCTTCGCCTTCTTGTAGATTTAACTCTTGTTGGCTATCAAGAGGTTCTATTACTCTAGCCATGAAATGATTCTCCGTACTTTTAAGTATTGTGGATTATTTTAAATTAGCGGCTTTCTCATGATCTCTAGCCCACTTATCATCAGCATCGGGCCAGCCTTTGCCTTTGAAGATTGTTGAGACAGGGGAAATTATCCGCTTTGCGTTGTGACCACATACTGGGCATATAACTTCTCTTTGGTCGGGGTCAGTTAAGTGCTCAGTGGTGTGTCCGTTTATACAGGTGAAATCAAAAAGCCTAAGACTCATTTGACTCAGCCTCCTGTAGAATTTGGTCATAGGAATTGCTGATTGCGTCTTGCCATCCCAATAACCTGTTAAAGACTTGCAGTTGTCCTTGAGCTATGTGTAGTTCTTTAGCATCTTGGAGTGCAAGGATTTGAATTGTATCTGCTGCTGCTTGAACATCTGCTTGGAATTGTTCCCAACCAGTGTGGTTGAATAGGTCAAAGTAGGTTTGATAGTAATTATCTACTTCTTGGTCTATTTTTTGCATGTATATACCCTTATTATACCATAATCTGCTTGTACAGTACAGAAATGATTTTAGTTAGATTTGGACATTTGTAGTCTTACCATGTCCTCTTTGGTGTCTAACTCCTTCTCTTTTAGTTCAAGTTTTGCGTATTCGACCAACTTCTCAAAGTCGTCCATAGGCATAGTTTTTGCCATAGCCGCTATTCGTTTGGTTTCTTCTTCTATTGGTAGTAACTGTGTCTCTACCTGATTCTGTTGTATTCGTGTAGCTATCTCTGCTGTCTGAGCCTGTAGGTTCTCCAGTTGAGCCTGAGCCGTTTGTAGCTGTAGCTGAACACTAGCTTGCTCTATCTGTTGCTGTTGAGGGTCAGGTTGTCTTGCTTGACGCATAGCCTGAATAATGGCTTCACGATTAGATAAGCCCATATTCTCAACAATGGACTCCACAAGTAGTGGATACATTGGAGACTCTGGTGACATGGTTTGTAGCAGTTGTACTAGCTGTGTTACCTCGTACTCTCGTGCAACAATACCCAAAGAACTGGTAGCTACGAACTTATAGTCCTTCACTGGGTATAGCTCTGGTGTATATTGCATATAGCGACAGGCTGACTTCTCTACAAAAGGAATAAGGAAGTTCTCTTGGAAGTTAATCAATGTACGCTTGTGACGCTTGATAATAGCCCCCAGACCCATTGAGATGCCCGCTGCCGTTGCTTCTCCATTTATGGATGCAGGGATACCAGCAGAGTCAATAGCCCCTGTAGCTTGCTGTACCATCGTCTGAAGGGATGCTGCTTGGGTAAAGGATACTTGGTCTAGCTGACCGAATTTAAGTGGCTGTAAGACCTCAGCAGGGTTGCCGTTGGTAAGGATAGTCTTACCTGCTCTTACGTCTAGCTTAGCACCACGAGGCATACGGGAAGCGTCCACAGCCATCATAGGATGCACTGTAAGAGCTAAGGCATCAATACGAGCGCGTAGCTCTGTATCTAATGCTTTCTGGCTGTTGTAAGCCTTTTCACAGATGCCACGACCCCAGAACTTAAATGGTACTAAGTCCCAAGGGAAAGCTACTACTGGTCGATCACCCTTCATGTACGGGTTCTTCTCTAGTTTAAGTAATGTAGAGTCATTAGCTATAACAACAATACACTCGGTATAGCTACTTTCTTCATCTAACTCTACTGCATCCTCTAGCTCACCTTCCTCATTCTCCATCTTAAGTAAGTAGTTAGGGACTAGGCCATAGTATTTAGTCAGGCGTACCATGTCGTCCTTATAGATGCTTATGTCCTGACTAGCATCTTCTAACTCAGGGTCAGGGAAGTAACGCTCAATGTCTACGTCATAATAAATACCGTCATCCATACCTTGCTTGACTTGATGGTATGGCACTAGCTTATCAATGGCTACACCCAAGGCATCATCTACGCTAGTTGCCAGTGGGTCGATTAGGAAGTTCTGTGGCATGATGGGGTCTAGTCGTACACAAGTACGCTCTCTCTTCATAACACCAAAGGCAGTCATTCCTCCATCCATAGCAGGTTGGGTAGCTGGTGTCAGCTCATCCACTTGCTCTAGGACTAGCTCACCAATACCAGTACCAAATACGGCAGCATTGATTAAGCACTCTGCAATAGCACTACGAGCCTTAGTGAAGTGCATATCTTCCTGTAGCTGATTGCGTAGGAGGGCCATATCTTCTGGGTTAGGGTCTTGTAGATCATCCTTTAAGTCAAAGAACGTACCACGACCAAACGTAGCCTCTTCAATCTCTGCTACTGATGATTCTACTGCTTGTTGTGTTGCAGGAGAGATTAGCTTGGAACGCTCGGACTCTCTCATAGAATCTGACTTGTCCCAGATGCCACGCCACATACGGTAATACTCATCAAACTTTTCTGAGTAGTTTGAGTTGTAGTGTTCACGCCAGTGTTCACACTTGCCAGCAACGTAGGACTCTACTGATTGCTCTAGGCCTGAACCTTCAAAAATATCTTTATCATCTATTGCCATTATTAGTATCCTGCTATTGGGTCTAACATTTCAAAATGTTCTTGGTCAAAGTCATAGAAATAAGTTATGTCAGCTAACTGGTCTATGTAAGCCAGTGCGTCAATTAAGTCATCATGTACTTGTGGATTTGGGAACTGAAATAACTCATCTAAGAACTCAGCGTTCCAGTCACCTTCGTTAATAGTTATAGCACCATGTTCAAATCTACCTTGCAGTGCTGCTACTATCCTGTCGGTCTTCTTCTTGTTGCCATGTGTAAGTTCTTCTATACGGAAGAATTTATTACGCTGTCTCATCATGTCCGTAAGTGGTGACATGATTGCCTGTCTTGATATACCTTTCTCAATACCTACGGCCTGTGGCTGATACTTCTCAACTGCATCAAATATCTTTTGTGCCGTCTCTTCAAACGTCCAGCGACCATAGATAATGTTGTCTACATACCAGCCTTGTTCGTTTACCTTAACTACGGCTATGGATGTATTATCCAAACGGCTTTTCTTCTTACGCTTGTTAGCGTCCTCAAAACCAGCCATATCAATAGCTATGTAGTAGTTGCCTATCTCTGGCTCATTGCCACTAACCTTTATCCAATCTTCCTTAAATATGTCAGAACCCATAGCCTCAAAGGATGCCATGAACTCTTGCCTAAATGCGTAGCTGGACATTGACTTCTTAGCTACGTCTATCTCTTCAGGGTCAAGCATTGGGTTGTCATAGGACGTAAAGTGCCAGCCATGATATGTCTTATCTTCACCTAAGTTTGCATAGGTGTATAAGTCATAGAAGTGGTTACGACCCATAGGTGTACCAATAAACAGTGCACCACCCTTTTGGTCAGCCAATGCAGGTCTTAGGATTTGTTCCCATACCTCTGGCTTCATGTCAGCGTACTCATCCATCACTAGGTACTTCAAGGACACACCACGCATAGTCTCTGGTCTGTCAGCACCCTTTAACGAAATAGTAGCTCCGTTGATCAAGGTAATTTGTAGGTTGTTAATGTGGCTACTCTTGATTACTGGATGCCCTACCTCAAGTAGGTTCTGCCACATAATGTCTCTTGCCTGTCCTTGTGTTGGTGCTACATAAAACACATGGCCTTGCTTTACCTGTAAGCCGTAAAAGATTAACAGGTATGCAGCTAAACGAGACTTACCAGTACGTCTACCTGCTGCCACTACTTTGAATCTAGCCTTACTGTCCCAGACCTTTTGTTGCCAAGGCAGTAGTTTGATGTTTAGGTCTGTGCTCAAAAGTCATCCATACCTAAGCGTTTGTATAAATCATCTTCAAGTAAGTTAGCTTCTTCATCTTCTTCCATAAGTTGTTGAGCTAAGATAAATGCTGGTGTAGCTACAAATAAAGCCTCTTTAGTGCCTTTTATTTTATTAACCTTATCTGCACCATCTTTATAGGTAGTTATTTTATTAGCACCTAGTCTTTCTAACTTTAAGATGTCTTGTTTACTTGTACCTTCTGGCACTAGAACATTTGCAAACTCTCTAAGCTCTACAGGTCTTTGTGGATTAACTTCAAAATAGGATGCAGGTAAGTCTTGCACTGTTTCATGGAAGTCAAACAACTGCTTCTTTGTTTTTTCTGATAATAGTTCCATAACTTCAGGGTCAAATTTTCCTGAAACTAAATCTTGAAGGTCGTACCTAATAGAATCTACTTGTTGATAATTTAAAGTATCCTTGCCTTTGAAAGCAGGTACATTATTTTTCATATCCTCAAAGACACTATTCTCTAGGTTTGCAAAAGTATTAGAAAAATCTTTTTTAACTTGTACTTCATCATAACCAGAAATTATTTTACTTCTAGCGTCTTTTACTTCCTTAAAGGTCTTAAAAGGTTTTGCTGCTAAGGCTCTAGCTTTACCAGCAGTTAGTCCCATTGCTTCCTCACCAGAACCTCCTCTCATATATCTTGATAAGTTTTCTGGTGTGGCTCTTTCGTACTTATTTTTAGCTTGGTTATAAAATCTTGGGTTTACTTTCTCACCAGTAACTGGGTCTACAGTCTCTATATTAGGTCTACGAGTAGTGTAAGCGTCAGCCCTATAAACAGGATTCCTAGCACTAGGCTTTGCCATATCAGGAGTGCCAAGAAGTGTTACATCCCCAAAACCTTGTAATGGCATATCTGCTTTTGTTATGCCCATAGAAGGATTAGGTAAAGCACCTATAGCTTCTAACTCATCTAATGTTTCAAGATTTAAGTTGTGTTGTACTATTAGGCTATCATCAGGTGTATTACTTGATAGCTTTGTTATCTTAACCTGTGGTACTGATATGTCAGTATCTTTTTTAGTTAAGGTCTCTACCTTAAAATTATCTTCCCCAAGAATGTTCGATACATATTCTTTTAGCTCTTTAGGTGTATAACCTTTTTGATATGTGTATATATCTTCTCCAGTAGTTTTGTCTTTACCTTGAAATACAAGTTTTGCACCGTCTTCATCTACTGGTTTGAAATTTTTAGCATTATTTACATCTGCTCTAGGTCTTACTGTTATTACAGCTTGACCATCAGATTGTAATATCCTGCCAATATCTCTTACTGCTTGTTCTCTTGCTTCAGGGGGAATAACATTAAGATTGTTTACAGAAGCTACACTAGGAAAACTGTTGTCAGGTATTTTACTTACATCATCAAAGTCTGGTAAAAAATCTCCTTGTGGATAAGGTTCAAAAGACTTACTGCCTATACCTAGATTTGGTGTGCCAAGTCCAAACCCTGCCCCAAAGTCTAATACATCACCTTCTACGCCTTGTGTCTTTAAATAGTCCCCTAACTTTTCATAGGTTGCTGTAGTATTAGACCTTTGTGTACGGGATGGGTCTACGTTTACTCCATCAACTACTGGCTTTTCATTATTAATTGATAACCTGTCACCATCTCTAATAGCTTTAAACATTCTAGGGTTAGGAGATAATGTTGTTCCAAGCTCAAATGCAGCTCTTCCATAATCACCATCAAATAAGGCTTCTCCAGTCCTATATAGGGCTGGTACTCGTGTAAACTCTGCTAGGTATTCACCAGACTCAGCAATACCACCTAAAATATCACCTTCACTAAATGCTTCAATAGCATCTACTGGTAATAAGCTAGTGCCTAAATCTTGGTATACGTCTACAATGTCTCCAGCCGTTACACCTTCACCAGTCATGCCTTCACGAGTAGTGAGCATACCTTCTGGGAATATTCGTGCTCTTAATTCGTCTTCTTCTTCTTGCCTACTTATGTAGTCCAATATCTGCTGTGGTACGACAGCCATATACTCTCTCTCTCTTAGTAAGTCCAGACAACTGGAGTTGTTTCTCTTGTATCAACGTGAACAAACGTCTTAGCTACACCAATGCCAGTAAATCCTAGCTTGAGTGCTTCTCTTATAATGATCATACGCTGGCTACCATCAGTCACTCTAATGTCAGCAGCTATGCCTTGGGTATGAGTGCCACCACCATTAGGCTTATCTACTTCCGCACTATGGATAGTGGAACGGTAACCAGAGGTAATGGTGAAGGGAAAGCCACAGTTCTCCCTTAGCTCATCCAACTTACTTAGGAAGTCACGAGACATTTGATTCTGCCCTGTCTCCTTACAGTCAAACTCTCTTATAGTAAAGTGCTTCACTCTTCATCTACTCCCTGTGGATTTAAGTTTATGAACTCACCCTCAATGGCTTCGTCCTGATCTCCAATGATAGTGGTATCCCCACCTACGCCAGTAATAGTTATATTTACTGCTGCCTTACCTCCAGAGTTCTTAGCCTCATCAAAGTAAGACAGTGGCATAATCCTATCAACCACTAGCTTCCACGCTGCTGCCTGATTCTTGTGGTCATCATCTAAAGCTGCATTGAGTATAGAGTCCATGACCTTACGAGATTTAGGAGAGGCTAGTAGTCTGGCTTTGTACTCTCGTATAGCGTCTGCATCCCCCTTGGGTCTACCTACGGCTTTACGGTTTCCTGCCTTCTTTGCCTCGATGTCTTTTTTACGAGGTCTACCTCTTTTCTTTTTAACTGGTGGGTTTGCCTCTTGTGCGTCTTGGACTTCCTTGCCATCTTCTGTCATTAATAGCCCATTAGTTTGTCGTAATAGTTAATAAAGTCTTGTGTCTTGTAGCCATCAGCACTGTAATCTATGGCTTCATCCTTATCTTTAAATAGCTTGTACTGGCCTGTCCTAAGTGCATAGCTTTTAGCAAGACCTACATCCTCAAACTTTTTTAGCTCACCTGTTGGGGTTTGAACAATCATAGGAAAGACAAAAAAGTTACCCTCTGCATCACCCTCAGCAGCCATTTGATGTGTGGATATGCTGCCATCTTGATTTTGAATAAAAGGGTAATCTTGAGGGTTATTAATCCTATCTTCCCATTCTGGTTCTTCTAGGGGGTCTGCTCTTGTAATATCTTGTGCCATTATTTCTTCATCATGTTTTTAATGGATTGAATACCGAATGATGCAGCGAACACTACACCAACTGCTGTCTTGTAAAAGTCAGGCATAGCTTCTAATGCAGTAAAGCCTTTCATAACTACATCTTCATGCCCTGTGAATGCTAATATTAGGGGGATGCTGACCAAAATTGTAAGCCACTCATCCTTCCAAGACTTGTTGCTAGCTTCTGCCATAGCCTGATTCCACTCAAGCTCACCTGTAGCTACTTTCTCCATTACTATTGCTTTAGCTCTAGTAGTGGCTAGTTTAGCTTCTGAATTAATCTTGGCGGCTTCTGCTTTGCCTGATACCCAAGTAGTTGCTACCTGAGCTACTGCTGAGATTATTGGTATCATTGGTGACTTCTTTCTTTATGTTCTTTTACTTTTTCTTCAAGAAGCGTTAAACGATTAAGTGCTTCCATATACTTCATCATAAACTCTTCACGAATAACTTGACGTTGAAATGCGTTCTCTGGACTAGGTACTACCTGACCATCTGGGCTAATCAACTGCATCATCTTGCTTTCAACTTGATACATACGATTCTCAATACCATTGATGCTTGTAATAAGAAAACCAATAGCAGCAAGTAGCACTGGTATCAGTGAAGTAATGATGGCTTGTATGTTCACAGTTCAAAGAACCGTTTTTCTATGATGTAGGCTTCTGGGATACGAATAACCTTTTGGAATCCCTCATCTAAAGTATTGTAGTCTCTGGCAACGTAGAAGTTACCTTCCATATCCTTATCTACGAGAAACCCCATAACTTCCTGTATACACTGTAGCATGTGGACATCTTCCATGTTGTCGCCTTCACAGGCATCATTCCACTTAATGTAAACACCAGTCTTATACATCCAGCCTCACTTAAAGTATTTGTTAAGCATCTCTAACTGGTCATCATATTTAGAGATTGATTCAAGTTCCTGTTCTATGGTTTCTAATATATCTGAATGCTCACCAACGCCAACAGCATTAGCCATATAGACATTCACATTCATAACGTGCTTGGCTATATGACCTTCTGCATGAGCTATCAAGGCGTTTACTATTTCCTTGTTCATTCCTGTGTAACCTTTATGTTAAGATTAACAGTGTAATGCCAAACACAGCTACACAGAAAGAGGCAACTAATGCAAAGAAGCACCAGTCGCCATTTGAGTTTAAACATCTTTTCATTTATGTTGGTGTCCCTTCTATTTGTTCTTCAAATTGGGCTGGTATGCACACAGCACCAAAGTCCTTAATAGCCTTAGATTCTTTCATCATTTCTAAGTGCTCTACCAATCCATTCATATCTGGGCATTCGTCTTGAACGGTAGTCTTGGTGTCAAACTGACCATCTAACCCCAAGACGATTACCATTATGATTGCAACCTTCACTTAACTTGTTGAGCAATCTTTAACTCACCTTCTGATGCCATCTCATTGTCCCACTTATCTAGGGACTCATTGATCATCTTAAAGAAAACCTTTGGCATTAGGGCTAAAGCAAATAGCTGGAAGTAACCATGACCTGTATCTGGAGCACCTACTTCATCTAGCTCCCAGAAGTGCGTCTCACCTCTGTCATGATGGTCGCCCTGTCTGCCGATCTCGATAAAGAACCAGCTTGAGAAAGCAGTAGAGTTATCCCAACTGTGACGATAATCAATAGGCTGACCCTTTTCCCTGTATAAACCATAGTGCTCTAAGTAGTTAAGTGTCTCTAATTCAAAGTTACTGATCAGCCACATGGTAGCCAATACTGCCATACCTACCCAACCACCTACGAACCAGAACAAAAAGATTGTAGGCAACGACATAGCGTAGCCAGTCAACCAACGGTTCTCATGAGATAGGAAGGGCTTACCTAGTCGTTCTAAGCGTTGCTTCTCCATCTGGAATAAGAACTTGCTTTGCCCTAGCCCTGATAATGGGTAGTGCTTATAAAGGGTACGACCACGAGGAGATGTTGCTGGATCATCTTGATGACCCAACTCTAGGTGGTGGTTGTAGACATGTGCATAACAGAAGTGTGCCTTACCACTTAGAGCCATCATGAGTCTAGCTATTATGAAGCTAAAGCCCTTAGTATGGGCTAACTCGTGACCGTAAATTATGCCAATACCAAGAAAGATACCAGCGGAGAGAGTACAACCGATTAGTTCCGTTAGTGATGTTGCCCCTGCCATAAACGCATTAACCTGAACGGCTAGTGCCACTTGTAGGCAGATAAACAATGGGAGCATGACGTACATGACGGTATTCTGAAACCAAGCTATACCGTTGGTCTCCCCGTCATCATCAAACCCTGCTCCTTTAGTTTGTCTTTTTACTAACGTGTCAACTATGATAGCTGCACCAAGCATAAAGACACCAAGCCACGACAATACACCTCCTTGGGCTACTCCGTAGAGTGCCAAACTGATCGAGGCTGGTGCTAACAGGTAACGAATGTTAATCAGTAGTTTCTTCATTTTAATCCTTTCTCTTTATTTGTTACGCTTCACCTTTGTCATTGAAGGTTTCTTTTTAGCGGAACTCATTTTTGATTTTTTCTTAGGTGGTCTTCCCACTTTAGAACCGTATGTACCTTTACCGTATGGCATATGATCACCTCCTTATTTTTTGTTAGTGTATCTTCTAGTTTTCTTTACAACCTTCTTAGGCTGCTTACTTATCTTCTTGCCCTTCTTCATATCTGCACGCTTCTTACGAGACGTAGCAGCATATTCCTTTGCGGATAGGGCGTCCCTAGCCTTTTTGGGTAGATAGCGTTCACCCGTTGCGTCCTTACCCTTGATGGACGGCTTACCAGACTTAGTACCCCAGTCCTGCTTAGTCCACTTCTTCAGGGAGCGTTGTGATTTCTTTAGGGCCATTACTTACGATAGCCCCCACCCTTGGCCTTATATTCCTTAGCCAGCATCTGAGCCTTACGGGCAGACCACTGACCAGCACTGCCACCCTTAGTACCAGCCTTAATCCTGTTAAAAAGATTTTTACGCATGGTGGGCTTGGTGTAGTTGCCAGCCTGATTGACCTTAGACTTGGCCTTCTTTTTTACAGCCATAGACGTTCCGCTTAAATTAATTAAATGTAGTCCGTGTGTATCGTTAAATGTAGTTAAATGTAAACGGTAAACCGATATAACGATATATGTATATCTACACTATATTATACAGGAAAATACAGCTAATGTACATATACTTTACGATATAAATACACTATCTTTTCGTCCGTAACATCTGCTAGACCATTCTGTACATTTTCTAGACCATTCTGTCCGTTTTCTGCATTATTTTGTCCTAGACAAACGTATAACAAACGGTTTATTAATCAATATGTTACATTATTACACACTTACTGTTAATTTTACCTGTTTTTCGTTACATTTTTGTCGTAATAAACCCTAAATTGGCCTATTTTGTATCTGGGAGGCTACACCTATATACAAATTTTTGTAAAAGCCCCTCCCCCTCCCTGTCCATGTACGGTACAGGTACAGTTTCTGGACAGATTCCTGTTCATGTGCTGTCCATGTACTGTCCAATGACGGGCATGTACAAGGAAATGGTTGTGTGAATGTATGGGAAATGCTTCTTCCTTC